CGTATATATTTATTACAATCCCTACCTTTTCCATCCATCAACCTCTTCATCAAACCATAACTAACTACCAGTTAAGCTCTAGTTTCATCCTATATTCGTCTGTTCTTGTATCTATTACTACATATAATGCAATCATTAAGATAGCCTATCTATCTTTAAGAGAGTAAATACCCTCGCAGATTGTTTTTATTAGCCTGTCAGTACCCTTTAATCATTTAGTTAATCAGATGCCCAACTAATCTCTATCTTACGATCATCAGCATCAGTTATACTTAATTTGTTTTGGTTTTCTGTACCATATTGCTTTGGAGCTAACTTACTTGCTTTCCATTGCATATTCTTTGAATATATCTCTAGCAGCTTAACCTCTGACATTGGTATGTTCTTCTTCTCTAGTGCTGTTTCAATCTTCTCATCAACACTTGAGATAATCATTTCTATCCCAGCTTCTTTGCTTTTATAGTAAGCCTCTTTTAATTTATCATCTTTATCCATCCATGTTCTCCAACTTGGATAAGTGATACCACACTTGGCTGTTGCGTGTTTGATACCCATTCCTTCAGACAATAAAGTTAAGACCTCTCTGCATAGAGTTTTAGAGTATTTACTCTTTCTTCCACGAGTTTCTGTCTTTGCTGGTAATGTGTTCATTAATGTAATGTAGCTGATGAATATTGTGTAGATAGTTGGTCTAATGTATTTTCAATTTTAAACACCTCTGCGAAGTCTATTGCTTCTTGCTCGGAGTTAAAGTTAATAAATCTAATAATGATCTCTGGTTTCTTTGTCTCTGGATTTTTAACCATAAACATAGAACAGTTAAGATCGTCTAACAATTTGTTCATATAATAAATATCGTATATCTGTCGCTGTTAAGTAATGTGTGTGTTTCTTTATGTCGTTATATATCTTTGTTATAAAATCAGGCTCTAAATTTGCATAAGAACATACTAGGTTAAAATCTTTGCTCCCCATCCAATCTTTAGCCTCAATATGATATTTCTTATTTAATCTACTAAACCATTGAAATACACCGAGAGAGTCAATGACATTTTGCAACACAACATTTTTCCATAATGTATGTTCTTGCATATAAAAAAAACCATCTGTTAAGATGGCTGTAAAGTTTAAATTATTTAAGTAATTATATATATATCTATAGATTTATGATTTATTTGTTAATAGACACAAACATAGAACTTACATATCTAACAATTCAATTAATCTCTCAAGGGCAGACCTAAATTCATCCATTCTTTTTTTAGCAGGATTACCTTCTATAATAACATACCATAAGATCTTACTATGATTACCTAGCTCTTTATCTATAAAACGAAAATCAGATAAAGCTGTTAGACTTTCAACAAAATATTCTTCAGTAGTTCCATTGCCTAAATTTTCTTTTAAACTAGATGTGAGCTTCTGTCTTATTCCTGCTGACTCAAACTTCTGTTCATATCGTTGTGCTGCCCAATATCTTTTGCTGTTGTTTTCTCTATTATAAATATCCAATAAGTTCCTGGCATAATAGTTATCTAATACTGATTTAAATTCTTTTTCAAGATGTCTGTCATTACCGTAATCAGCTAATCTCCACCGAGAGCCATCAATCTTTCTAATAAAAGTATTTGATTTATCATCTCTAATTAATTCTTGTCCACCAAGATCAATAGGATTTTTATCTTTTTTCTTTTTTTTAGATGCCACAAATACCTTCACATTCCTCATCAAACATATCTAGTTGATCTTTGTTAGGATCAAACTCAACTTTATCTAAAGGTTGCAAACTTCTATGAGTATATAATTGAACATCAAAAGGATATTTTAAAGACTCGGCTTCTCTTACAGCATAATCAACTTCAACAGCTTTAGCAAAATCATCTGGTCTGTTTTTTTTCATATCAATCCAAGTTTTATTGTCGTGATATGGACAATTAATACAGGCAGATTTTTTAGGAATAGGTAAATTATTTTCTTTTATCCAGTTAAGACAATCATTTCTGTTCAAGTTTTTTTCAATTAAAGGATAATGATTATTTATCCAAACATCTCTATTTCTTCTTGTTCTTTGTATTTCATCCATAGAAATACCTATCCATTGATCTACTAATATTTCTTTTCCAGCTCTTTGACCTTTTTTTAGACCTAACAATTCTCTTATTTTTTTTCTTATTGGCTGTATCTTAAAATCATTCGTACATTGTCTGCGAATAAAACCTTTTTCCATATACATAGGAAAACCACTATATCTTGAAGTGTTGCCTTTAGCAGCCTCCATAGTGTGAGTATAAATATTTTCATGGCTATCTTTAAAATCTGCTTTGACAGTATAAAAACCTATATCATTATCTTTAGCTATTTTTTCACATCTTTTAACTTGTTCATAAACATAATCTGGCTCAAAACCAGTATCAGCAAATATACAATGATCTACTTTATTTAAAAAACCATTTACTGACATTAAAAACATTGATGTTGATTGCACACCTGCACCAAATGATAAAACTTGCAGTCTTTCTACCACCTATCATGCTCCTCTTGAGTTATGAGTTTATCTTTAAGCATATTAGTAACCATTTCTTTATCTATAAATGTTGTATGTTGTCCTCTCTTTACAAAATTAACATAATTTTTATGATCTCTTTGAGGAGCAAAACCTATTTGTTCTTCTTTTGCAGTTGGCAGCTCTTCTTCCCATCTCTCGTGATTTAACCATGTAGCAAAGTGTGGAATAAATTTAGGATCATCTGCTTGTGAACATAAAGCATTATATTTTTCTATTAATATTTCTGGTTTAATATCTCTAGCAAGTTTAAGCCAAGATTTTAATGCAACACTCTTTGATCCTCGCTTAATTGATAGCTTTTCCCAGATACTATTATAAGTATTAATAGAATTAGATTCAGAATCAGAATCAGAGTCTTTGCTAGAAGTTAGCTTGGCTTTTGCTACTCCACCTTTTTTCCCAGATTCTTGCCTAATTTTAACAATATCAACCTTATCTTCTCGCCTTTTCTTCTGTACTAATTGATGATAACGACCATCAACCAATGCAAGTTTGTGCGTTATAACCCACATCAGATCTTCCTTCTGATGCTGCACTACCTCTGGATCTTCTGATGGATCAGCAACCATGCGATAAATAAAATTAAAATCATTTGGTAAACCTTTTCCATTAGCTGTTCCAAGATGAGAATATAACCGAATATATAATCCTTCTTGCTGTGCAGTCATTCCAGAGCAACCCATTCTCCAATCAGCATAATAAAAATCTTGATAAGGAAATTTTATCTCATCATTCACAAGGCACTTCCTTTAAAATAATAATTGATCGTTTCTTAAAATTAGTTTTTGCAAGATATTGCTTCTGAACTAAAGAATCAACTATCACATATCCTGCACTTGTAGTTGTATAGCCAAGTCCTACCTGTATATCTCTATAAGATGGAGCTTTGTTCTTTTCCTTAAAATAATTCTGAATATATTGTTGTGCTTTTAATTGTGGTTTTGTTAGGTTTTCTGCCATTTCCACAGTCTTTTGACATAAATTACATTTGATAAACATTTCTAGTTTGTTTCATTAAAGGTTTGTTTATATTTTGTATATAAAAATAATTTTAAATAAAAGTTGTGAATTGTAAATATTTTCTATAAACAACAATTAAGTTACTTATGTTACATAAATTGCTCTTATGTGATGATAATAACTGTCTAGGTGGTGTTTTGTTAATTAAACACCACCATTAACAAAGAGGAGGATAATTGAATAATTATAGATCAGGATTAGAGGAAGTTGTGGCAAAGCAGCTACAAGTTTTAAAAGTTCCATTTCAATATGAAACTTTAAAAATTTTTTATAATAAACCTTTAAAGAAATCGTTTTATAGACCAGATTTTATTTTACCCAATGGTATTATTCTTGAAGCTAAAGGTCGTTTTCTAACAGTAGATAGAAAAAAACACAAATTAATAAGAGAACAGCATGGAAATAAATATGATATTCGTTTTTTATTTTCAAATTTTAATACTCTTATTGGAAAAAAATCTAAAACTACTTATGCTATGTGGTGTGAAAGATTTGGTTTTAAATTTTCTAATGTTGATATTCCAGAATCTTGGATTAATGAATAAAAAATAATATAAGGGAGATTAGTATGTTAAATTTAGTAAGAAATAATATTGATATAGATGAAAAAGAAAAGATTAAATTATTAGATATAAAATTATTAGAATTATTTTTACCTAAACAAGAAAAATTATTAGAAGAATGTCGCAACAGAAAAAAAGAAAATAAAGAATATACACCATTACAAAAAGATTTAATTTCAGTTCACATGGCTATAACAACAATGAGGTCTTAATGTTTTATAATAATAAAAATATGAAGTTTCAAATAATAATTACTATTACAGTATTATTAATGACAACAGTTTCTCTATATCTTGCAGTAATGTCAATTCCATTACCTGTTTGATATAGTGAATTAGGTGGCTGTATTAAAAAAGATAATTTCATTTTTCCTCCCAGAGAATGAAAATGCAGCCACCAAAATAATAACAGTCAGTTGGGAAGCTGAAGAACATAAAATAAAGGTTAAAAAAAAATGCCAACTGGAGATTATATACTTAAAGATAAAAAGCTACCTAGTGTAACAACTATAATAGGAAGATTTAAGAATGCCATAGGATTGATTTTGTGGAGTAATAAAATTGGACTTGAGGGTAAAAGTTATCATGCAGAATTAAAAAATGCTGGAAACATAGGAACAAATTTACATGATTTAGCCGAGTTAGCTATCTTGAAAAAAGATTATCAGCTTCCAGAAGATCCAACAGTTCTTCATTGTTTTAATCAGTTTTTAGAATGGTGGGATAATCTAACTTGTGAAGTTATTTGGACTGAAAAAAAATTTATAAGCAAGAAATTAAATGTTGGTGGCTGCCCAGATTTATTATTGAAGAAAGATGGCAAATATATCATTGTCGATTTTAAAACCTCCAAAGCAATTTATTCAGATATGATTATTCAGCTATCTTGTTATGCAGAATTAATAAGAGAAAATGATGGCATAGAAATTGATAGAGCAGTCATTGTAAGATTTCCAAAAGATAATGATGATACTGAAATTAGAAAGTTTACTAAAGAAGAACTTGCTGTTGGTCTAAAGCAATTTAAACTTTTAAGAAAAGCATTTGATATTGATAAAGACTTAAACAAACTACTGAAAGGGAGAAAAAAATGAATAATAAAGAAAACAAAATAAAGGATGATCCTTTAACTTTAAAAAGTGCCTTAACTAAATTTCAAGATTTAAATATTAAGGCATTAAAAGATTCTATTAATCCTCATTTTAAAAGTAAGTATGCTGATTTAACAAGTGTTATTAATGCTGTTAATCATGGAGCTGAATTTGGGTTATCTTTTTCCCAATCAATAGAATATAAAAATATTATACTTGATAGAGTTCAAACTAAAGATGATAAAGAATTGAAGTATCAAGAAATATATAGAGATATTTCTGTAGTAACAATAGTAAGACACATTGTTGATACAGAGATTTTAACTTGCTGTGTTCCTGTTTTAATTAATGGGAATGATAAAGACAATCCACAAAAAATGGGATCAAGTATTTCGTATGCAAAAAGATATGGTCTACAATCTTTATATGGTTTAGCAAGTGATGATGATGGTAATATAGCATCAGAAAATAACCAAAGAAAACAAATTAAACAGGAGGACTTATTATGAGCGAAGAAAAAGTTTTAGTTGAAGGATTGTATCCTAAAGAAGGAAAAGTTGATTTTGTTAAATGTCAGCTATCAATAAAAAAAGATCAGTTCACTAATTGGTATAAAAAAAAATTAGAGGACAAAGAAGAAGAATGGATTAACATTGATGTTTTAGTTTCTAAAGGAGGCAAATGGTATTGTGCTGAAAATACTTTTAAGCCTAAACCAAAAGAAAATAATGCTCAAGTTGAGGGAGATGATGACAACATCCCATTTTAAAGTTTCACAGCATAAGGTTGTGGATGTACCAAATGAATATGTAGATAGTGAGGATGGGCAACTGTCCTCACAATTCACAAAAGAAGAAATTAATATTTTAAAACATATTTGTAATAATCCTATGTTTAAAAATTTTAAACCTTTGCCTAACTATGAAATTCATACTCCAATAACTTTAAAACATATTAAGAAAAAAGTTTGTGAATACTATGAAATAAGTCTTGATGAATTTTGTAGTGAAAGAAGGCAAGAAACATTAATAAAAGCAAGAAGAGATTTTGTTCATTTAGCAAGAAAAAATACCGATCATGGAAACTGTGTGATTGGTCGAGCAATGAATAAACATAACACAACAGTTTGTCATTATTTAAAACAAGAGACAAAAAATTTAAGGGAAATTTTATAATGCAGAAACATACTAAAATATTTAATGATTTCTGGTTGCCAGAATTTACTATTGCTCAAACTTATCAATGCTTTGGGTGTAATAGTTGGGAAGGGTGCGATATTCATCATATTAGTAATAAGGCTCTTGGATCAAGTAAATTAAAGGATTTTTTGGAAAATTTGTGCTGTCTTTGTAGAAAATGCCACCAAAAATGCCATAGTGATAAAAATTATAATGTTCAAGTAAGAGTAAACACATTGCGATTAATTGCAGATCATTTGGAAGGACAAATATAATGTTCCAAAGAATTGATCCAAGTAAATTAGCAGAAGAAATGAGAATTGCCATTGTTGAATATAAAAAAACACAAAGAGTTTTCGAAGAGGTTGTAAGATTAAAAAAAGAAAAAGAAGATACTATGTATTTACATTATAGATTTTTTTCTAATGAGAAATGTTCTATTAAGGATGCAGAATCTAAAGCAAATGTTTCAGATGAGGTAAAAGAAGTTGTATCCCATTTAAAAAAAGCTCAAGAGCTGCGAGATGATTGTTGGGCAACATTAAGATCTTTAGAAATTAAAATAGAGTTAATTAAAGATGCTAATGCAACAGCTAGGACAGAAATTAAACTTGGAGGATTTCAAACATGATAGAATTAACTTTTGCTAAAGATTTAGAAGCAGGAAAATCTGTTGAAAATATTGTATTAAATATGATTAAAAAAAAATATCCATGTTCAGTTTTAATTGATGGTTATTTTCCAGATTATGATATTTGGATTCCAGAACTTCATAAAAGCATAGAGGTTAAATCAGATCAGAAAAGCCAACACACAGGAAATATATTAATTGAGGTAGAAATGTTTAATAAACCATCAGCTCTATTTCATACCAAAGCTGATTATTGGGTTGTGTTTGATGGATCTGATTTCTTATGGACTACTCCTAAAAAAATATTTGAATGTATAATATTTAATAAATTACAATTTGCAGAATTTATTGGTAAAGGAGATTCAGTATCTAAAAAAGCATTTTTGATTAAGAAAGAATTATTAAGTCAATATTTAATAAACAAAGGAAAATTTTATGAATAAAAAAAATTGTAAAAATAGTTTTAATATTGAAGTTATTTTTGATGAAGATTGTATGGAGGTTATTGAACTTAAATATTCTTTAGGATTTAACGAATTAAATTATTTAGCACAGGCAGATCTTCTAAAAGATATTGTAAAACTTACAGATACAGATAGAGAAAAATCATTTGATAAATACACTAACTCTTTAAGGAAAATTTTATGAGTAAAGAAATTGTAGAAATAAAACAAATAGATGAGGGTGGAGAAAATCCTAAAACAAAGTTATTTGAAAAGCCATTGTGGAAATTAACTTTTGATGATTATACTACTAGGATTTTAGGTAAGCCAAAAATAGAGGAATATTTAAGTAAAGCATATGAGAATACAGTTCATCATTTTACAAGAAGAACATCTCTTTTAAAAGATGAAAGAAAGATTGTTCAATGGTCTGTTGTTTTTTGTGATTACACCGATCATTTATTAAGCAGCTCTGAACTTTGCAAAAAATTAGCACTTGGTCACCAAAGAAAAGATGAAGAAAAATATCACGAGCTAGAAGAAGCACTTGCTAAAAAAAATATCTATCCAAGAAATGAAGTTTTATTCCATCCACCAAAGAAAGATCCTTACCCACACTTAACTCAAGAACGAGATGAGTTAGATAGATTAAGAAAAAAAGCTATTGAAGATGATGTAAGGCAAGAAGTATTGAATGAAGAATTTAAAAAATCAGAAGAGGAAAACCAATGATATCAGAAAAAAAATTATTTGATCCAGTATATTATCAAAAAGATTTAGCTAAAATGTTTAAAATTTCAACAAGAACTTTACAAGCAAGACTAAATGAATTGCTTGTTAAAAATCCTACCAAATCTTGTTTGACTAGGTCTATGGGTAAAAAGCAATACTTTTTTTATAGTGATGTTGAAGAAATAATACAGATGACAACTGCTCAAAAGTAAAAAATGGCTGTTTTCTAGGGTAAAATAGTTGTTGTTATTGTTTGCAATAAGTTGTAAAATATTGCAATAATGAGAAATAACAAGAAAAATTGGGAGAATAATATGAATATAATGAAATTATTACATGAAGATCAAAATATTGCTTTTGCTATTGCAACTTTGCTTGGAACAAAAGATTATCCAGATACAGAAACATTAATGGCAGTTCATAATTTAACTAAACACCAAAGCAATACAGCTATTACACTTGCTAAAGAATATAATAATAAAAATAAGGTGGCTCTATAATGAGCCATTATTATTATATATCTGTTGGTAAAGGCAGTATTTATTACACTTTAAGAGAAGTTCGTACTGAAGTTGAATATACACAAACTAATGAATTTGGTAATCATCGAGATGATGTTGTCGATAATGATTATTATATTAAAAATTTATCTACGAATAAAGATACTGCAATATTAGAAGCTAAATTATTTTCTCAACATAATAATATTTCTTTAAAAGAAATTAATGGTAGCTTAATTGTTACTGGAAAAATTGGTGATTTAGCTAAAGAAAAAGAATTAGCTAAAGAAAAGATTAATGCTGAAAAATCACAAGATAAAAATTTTGATATTATCGGTATAAAAAAATCTGATAAAGAATATTTTAATAATAATATTAAAAAAAATAATTATCCTAATGATGCACACATTAAAGATTACGAAAGTTTTCTTTTTCTTAAAGCAGGTATGGATTTTTATTCTAATCCTATTTGGTCAAAAATTAGAAAAGTTTTATTTAGTGCAGTCATAGGAACTATTAATAGAAAAGTTTATCATAGTGAATTACCAGATAGACATAATTTTACTACTATTAGCAGAACATCTTTAGAATTTAGAAAAGCATTTAAATATTATACTACTGGTGGTTTTGATTTAGGTTTTATTTATTCTATGTATGATTGTGTAAAAAATAAAAAAATTATTAGAGGTAGAGCATTAGATATAGTTTTTGATATTTATGCTAAAGAATTTGGTCGTAGAAATTCTAAAGCCTATAATAAAATTATGAACGAATTAGATAATATATTACAGGTGGCTCAATAATGAGCCATCTAACTAGGGAGGATAATATGTTTTTAAGCGATCAATTAAAAAAAGAAGATAAGAATGGAA